CTTTTCCCGGGGCGGGCGGCCCCTGAGTTCGACCCGGTAGGTCCGGGGCCGTCGACCTGGCTATCGGAGCACGCCCGCGCTCTGCAGCGCGATATCGATGATGCTACGCGCCTGGCTGTCCGCCACACGATCCAGATGGCCGACCTCCTGGGGCGGCCAGCGCGCTCGACAGCGCTCGATATCGTCGGCAGGCGAAGCCCGCAGACTGGGCAGCGAACCGGTGGAATCACCGGACTCTCCGGCAACTACGCCCAGGCAGTGGCCAACGCCCGCGCCCAGTTGCTCAGCGGAGACCCCGCGCAGATGCGCCAATACCTGACCCGCATTCGCAGGGACCGGCGGTTCGACAGGTTGGTCGAGCGAGCCGTCGAGGCGCGTCGCCCGGTCCCGTCGGCGGATGTCGATCGCATCGTAGGCCGCTATTCCGAGCGACTGCTGCGGACCCGTGCCGAGCAGATCGCCGCGACTGAGGCACACGACGCCTTCAGCGCCGGACGGGATCAGGTCTACGAGCAACTCGTCGCCAATGGACTGGAGCGCAGCAGAGTCCTGAAGACCTGGCACAACGTCGGCGACAACCGCGTTCGGCACACTCATTCGCCGATGCAGGGCCAGCGACAGCAACTCGGTAGTCCGTTCGTGACGGGCGGTGGCGCGCTGCTGATGTTCCCCGGTGACCAGACGCTTGGGGCCGGCGACAACGAAACCGCCGGCTGCCGGTGCTGGGTCGAGTACGAAATCGGAGGTATCCGTGCGTGACGAAATGCAGGCTATTTTCGGCCAGATGTTCGACAGCGTGTTCAGCGAGTCGGTGACCTCGTTCGCTGGCGAGTATCCGGGGCCGGGCGTCTTCGATCCGGTCACCGAGACCACCACCAGCCAACCCGTGCGGTACTCCGGGCGCGGGGTCTTCCACAACTACGAGGCCAACCGCATCGACGGAATCAACATCCTGGTCGGCGACATCCAACTGATCGCTCTGATCAACGAGGTGTCGGACCAGCCCGCCGTCGGCCATGAACTGAGCACTACCGACGTGGTGCCGATCCTTGGTGGGCCGTTGGCGGGCTATCGCATCGTGCGCGTTGGCGGTGATCCCGCCGGCGTGCATCACGATCTGCAGTTGAGGAAAGCGTGATGGCAAAGGGGAAGGGAGGAAGGTCCTGGAGCATCCCTCCGTCGGCTTTCGCCGAGAATGTGGGGCAGGCCGTGGCCAACCACCAGCGGCGGCTGACCATCGAAATGCTCGAGCAGATCACCATTCGTGCACCAGTCGATACCGGTCGATTCAAAGCCAACAACATCGTCAGCGTTGACCTCCCGGTCTACTACTCGCTTGACCGCTACGACAAGGACGGTCACGAGACCCTGGCGATGGGGGAGGCTGCACTGGCGGCGCTTGCGCCGTATTCGGTCGTCTACATCCAGAACAACCTGATCTACGCCGGCGCGCTGGAGCATGGCCACTCTGGCCAGGCTCCGGCGGGTATCTATGGCGTCAGCTTCCATAGCGTCACGGCGAGATATTCATGACCTTCGAACAGATCCGGGCAGTCATCATCACGCGCATGACCGAGTGGGCCGCGATACCGGGCGATGACGTCGATTACCCGAACAACCCAAAAGGTCCGTTCAAGCCGGACGGGCAGCCGATCTGGGCGCGCCTGGCGGATATCCCCGGCGCCTCGGCGGCCACGGAGATCGGCAACGGCCCCTGTGTTCGCCGCAGCGGACTGATCATCGTGCAGCTCTTCGTGCCGACCTACAAAGGCACGCTGCTGCTGACCCGGACCGCCGATACGCTGCGCGAGCACTTCGAGTTCTACAGCGACCCGGTCCTGCCGTTCGAGTGCTTTGCCGTCTCCCAATCCGTTCCCGGCGATGATGGACACGGCTGGTACCAGGCCAACCTGACGATCCCCTACCGGGCTGGTTGAGCCCGACCCACCCACCGCCGCACGGCGGTTTTTTTTCGCCTATCACAGGAGAAACGCCCCCATGAGTAGCGGCGCGAAGGTCCAGCTTGCCTGGATCAAAGAGGTAACCCCAGGCGTCACCCCGCCGGGCGACTGGCACACGCTCACCCGTATCAGCAACGGGGTGACACCGACCTACAACTCTGAGGCCAACAACGAGATCGGTGCCGACCGTATGGCCCAGGGTACCGCCATGACCACCGTCGACGTTGGCGGTGACATCGAGAGCAAATGGCGCTACGGGGCGCTGGATGAGTTCATGGCCTCCTGCTTCGGCAAGAACTGGGTCGCGAACGTCCTGACCATGGGTAACGACCGCATCTCCTTCTCCCTGGCCACCTATGCCGCGGATATCGGCGTCGCCGGTATCGCCCGTGGCGCCCAGGTTGCGACGATGGCGTTCGACTTCCCGGGCGACAACGAGATCACCGTCACCACCACGTTCGCTGCCACCAGTTGGAGCGATAAGGCCGATGACACCTCGTTCATCGTCAACGCCCAGCCGGAGCCGGCGCAGCGCCGCTACTCGTTCAAGGACATCAGCGGCCTGAAGCTCAACGACCAGCAGGTGGGAGAGGGCAATGCCTGCGTCGACAGCTTCAACCTGCAGTTCGACAACGCGGTACAGACCCAGCGCTGTATCGGCAACGGCAACCCGTTCCCGGGCAACATCATCCCCACGACTTTCACGCCGTCGGGATCGATCACGATCAGTTGGTCGAAGATGGCCTATCAGCTCTGGAAGGCACAGCAGACCGGTGACGCCATCAGTTTGGAGTTCACCGTCAGCAACGCCGACGGCGGCTATCGCATCAGCCTCCCGGAGATGGAAGTGAACGGGTCCTGGCCGGATGCCGGCGCCGAGGAAATCGTCCAGGTCGAGCTGAACTACACCGCGCGCCGTATCCCGCCGACCATCACCCGCCTGCCGGCGCCGATCGTGATTGCAAGCGTCACCGTCACGCCGGATACCGCCTCGGTCGCCGCCGGTGAAACCGTAGACCTGGAAGCCGAGGTTCTACCGGCCGGCGCCAGCCAGACCGTCACCTGGTCCACCTCCGATGCAGCGATCGCCACCGTGAACGACACCGGCCTGGTCACCGGCGTGGCCGTAGGCACCGCAACGATCACCGCTACCAGCACCGCGGACCCGACCAAGACCGATACCTGCGCGATCACCGTAACCGCGTAACCCCTTGCCTGGCGCGCCCTGCGGTGCGCGCTGGGCCTTTTTACCGCAGAGGAACAGCATGGCCATCACCCTGAAGAAAAAGCCCGAAATCGACCTGTACGGCACCCGCTGGCTGCATCTCAAACTGGACGAGCAGGGGCATCTGTCGCCTTGCGACGTAGAAGCGGAGGCGGACCTTTCGCTGCTGGTGGGGTCGACTGGCGATCCGCTTTTCCAGTCCCACCACGCGATGATCAACCGCCACATGCAGGCGATCGATGCTCAGGCCGGCGTCGGAACCAGCCAGTTCAGCCCGCTGACTCTGGCCGATGTTCAGTTCGACAATATCGACGACCTGCTGATTGGCCTGGTGGCCAGGCACATCATCAAGGACTGGAAGGGTGTGCAGGACGAGGCGGCGCCCGGTGTGCCCGCCGACTACACGCCGGAGCGCGGCCAGGCGCTGATGCGCCAACACCCCGATGCCTACTGGCTTGCGCTCAAGACCGGCACTGACATCGCGGTTCGCGCGGATCTGCGTACCCAGGAGACCGTGGGAAAGTCCTGAGCGCGTATCGCTGGGCTCGGGACTGGGCGGGGCCCGACAACGAGAAGAAGCGATGGAAGCATGAACGGTTCGGGCTCCCGGTCCCTGCGGAGCCCACAATAGACGCCGTCTGCGCCGAGGTGCTCGAGGCCTACCACCGGATCAGCAGGGGCCGGCAGTTCATCGGCATGATCGGCGCGCCGGCCCCGCTTTCTCACCGCGATATCGACGCCTACCTCCTGCGTTACCCCACCGCCATCCCCATCGCCGAGTTCGAGGCGGCGGTCCTCGCGCTCGACGACGAGTACCGCGCCCAGTGGGCCGTGGCGCAATCAGAACCTGCTGAACAAGAACCCGGAGACCGCCATGGCGGAAGAAAGTCGCCTCTCAATAATCATCGACTCCCGGGGCGCTGAGAAGAGCGCGACCAGTCTTAGCGACGCGCTAGACCGGGTGGAGCGCAGCGGGGACGAAGCCGCCGGCAGCACCTCCCGCCTCAGCGAGGTGACTGTCCGCCTCGGCTCGAATATGAGTAAGGCTGCGGCCGCTACCGTTGCGTCGCTATCGCGTATCGAGCGCGCGACGGAGTCGACCAGTTCGCAGATGACGGCGCTTGTCTCCCGCGCTGTCGCCCTGGAAAACGCGATGTCGTCGGTGGGCCAGGGTATCGGTCGGCTCGACACCGGCATCACCCAGTCGAACGCGCAACTTGCGCAGTTGAACACCCAGATGTCGCATCTGGTGTCGACGTTCAGCACGTTTTCCCAGGGGCAGAGCGCGATCAACGCGCAGTTGTCGCGCATCGCTGCGAACATGTCGCGGGCAGCGGACGAGACCCAGAACCTGGACCAGTCCACCAGCCGTGCCGGCCGCGGCGCGCGCGAAGCCGCGAGTGACCTCGACGCAGAACGCGCCGGCCTGGCGCGCCTGCTGGGGCAGATCAATCCCACTGTCGCGGCGCTCGACCGCCTCGACGACATGCAGCAACGGCTCACTCGCTACAAGAACTTGCGCCTGGTCGATGCTGAGACGGTGGCGGAGTACACCGAGCGGCTGAAGGCAATGCGCAATGCCCTGGGCGACGCCGAGGGCGGCATGAACCGCACTGGGATGTCGGCCAAAGCGCTGTCGGCGAACATGCGGATGCTGCCGGCTCAGATCACGGACATCGTTGTCGGCCTGTCCTCTGGCCAGGCCCCCTTGACCGTGCTGCTCCAGCAGGGCGGCCAACTCAAGGACATGTTCGGTGGAATTGGGCCGGCTGCGCGCGCCGTCGGGGGCTACATCGCCGGCCTGGTAAATCCCTACACCATCGCCGCCGCCGCCGCTGGCGTGCTGGCGTTGGCTTTCTACCAGGGCTCGGTGGAGTCGTCGCGCCTGACCAACGCCCTGGTCAAGAACGGCAACGCCGCCGGAACCACCGCCGGGCAACTCTCGGTCTTCGCGCAGCAGGTCGGGGCTGGGAACGCGACAGTAGCGCAGGCAGCCAGCGCGCTGACGCAACTGGCCGGCGCCGGCAACCAACTGACCATCCTCTACCCGAAGATCGCCGCGGCGGCGATCAGTTGGTCGAAGGTCACCGACCAGTCTGTCGAGGAGGTGGTCGACAGCTTCAATGACCTGGCCAAGAACCCAGTCGATGCGGTGAAGAAGCTCGACGACCAGCTCAACTTCCTGACCGCGAGCCAGTACGCGAACATCCAGTCGCTGCAGGAGCAGGGGCGCACAATGGATGCTGCTCGACTTGCGACCGAGGCATACGCCAACGCGCTGGCCAGTCGCTCCACGGAGATGGAGCAGAACCTGGGGGTGGTAGAGAAGGCTTGGAACGGACTGAAGAGTGCCGCGAAGTCAGCATGGGATGCCATGCTCGACATTGGCCGTACCGAGTCGCCGGAACAGCAACTGCAGAAGGTCTACAAGCAGATCGAGAATGCCCAGAAGGGCATTGGGCGAGGTGGCCGGGCCGCGTTTGGCCTGGGTATCAGCCAGCCCAGCCTCGATGCGCTGTATAAGCGCGCCGCTGACTTGCAGGCGAAGATTGCCGCCGATGGCGCGAAGAACCTGGAGCAGGCGACGAACAACGCGATCCAGGCGGCCGGCAAGAAGGGCATCGACACGATCAACACGACGTTCGCCGCCGCGCAGACGCAGACCCAGAAGCTCCAGAAGCAACTGCTGGAACTCGATAAGGCTCGAAAGGCCGCCATGGAGGCTGGCGGATTTACCGCCGAGGAAGAGACCAAATTCGCGGTCGCACGCAAGAACATCGAGCAGCAGATCGCCGACATCAAGGAGCGTGAGGCGAAGAAGGGCTCGCCGAAGGCCCGCGGCCAGAATACTGGCGTGCGCGAGGCAGACAATACCGCCTCCCGCTTGCTGGCCCAGTACGATCCCGCCGGCCAGGCTGTGCGCACCCTAACCAAGGAGCAGCAACAGCTCGACCTTGCTTGGCGCAAGGGCAAAATCACGCTCGTCGAGTACGGCAAGGCCCTGGCGCAGGCGTCGCTTAACTACGCAGCGGCTATCAAGGGCGCCCAAGGCCTCACCGCAGCCGAGCAGTACCAGGCGCAGATGGAGCGGCAACTCTCGATTCAGCGCCAGCAATACGCCGCGCAAGCCGCGGCGGTTGGCATGGGCGGCAAGGAGGCCGAACGGTACCAGCAGCGTCTCCAACTGGAGCAGCAGACCAACGACCGAGTCCTCCAGTTGCGGACCGAGTTGGCCCAGGCGACCACCGAGAAGCAGCGACAGGAGCTTCAGGCACAGATCGACCTGACCAACGAGTATCTGCCACAACAGGTCGCTGCGATGGAGGCGGGCTGGGCCCAGATGGACGCGGCCATGGCCAACCCCATCAACGGCTGGACCGCTGCGGTGCAGAACTTCGGCGCGCAAGCCGCCAATGTCGCGGGGCAGACGCAGAGCATCTTCTCCAGCGCTTTCGAGACCCTAACCAGCGGGATATCCGAGAGCATCACCAGCCTGAACTTCTCGCTGAACACGCTCGGCGACCTCGGGAAAGAGGTTCTGAAGAACATCATCGCCGGCTTCGTGAAGATGGGTGTCCAGTTGGCCGCGAATGCGGTGCTGGCCATGACCCTGGGCGCCTCTCAGACCGCCGCTACGGTCGCCATGGCAGGCACAACCGCTGCGGCTTGGGCGCCTGCGGCGGCGTTTGCGTCGATTGCGACTCTCGGCGGCGCAGCGATCCCCGCGTCGGCCGCCCTCACCAGCACCACGGCCCTGGCATCGTCGCTGGCGGTGATCCCAGGCTTGGCCACTGGCGGGATGGTCAACGGCGCCGGCACCGGCACCTCCGACAGCAACCTCCGCTGGCTCAGCAACGGCGAGTTCGTGGTGAATGCCGAGGCGACCAGGCGGAATCGGTCATTGCTCGAGGCGATCAACTCCAACGACCGGATTCCGAGCGGCGGCGCTGCGTCGAGCTCGTCCAGCGGTGCCACCGCTTCGGCCGGTCTCGCGCCAGAGGTCAACATCTTCAACGCGCCGCCCGGCACCCAGGCAAACGTCAGGATGGAGAACGCCCAGTGGGTGCTCGACGTCGTGTGCGGGAGCATGGAAGGCGATGGCCAGGTACACCAGGTCATGGCCGGTAAATATGGCGTTACCACGGTGGGACGGTAATGAGTGACGACATCATCAAATATCCGGCGCAACTGCCGCACCCGCTGCAACAGGGTTACGCCTTCGAGACGACGAACCCGAAGCTGTCGACTCCGATGGCTTCGGGCTACGTTCGAGAACGCCGGCGAACCCAGAGCGTACCCACCAGGGCGAAAGTCACCTGGAACATGGATAGCCAGCAGGCCGCCTTCTTCGAGGCGTGGTTCGCTCGCACCCTGGTGGACGGAACGAAGTGGTTCGAAGCGATGCTGCAGACGCCGCTTGGCTTCCTGCCGTACACCTGCCGGATTCTCGGGATGTACGAGGGCGCCGAACTGGTCCAGGTCAGGCGCTGGGAGTACAGCGCGACGCTCGAACTGCGCGAACGCCCCCTGATGCCGCCAGGCTGGGAGGAGTTCCCGGACTACTGGTTCAACATGAACATCCTGGATCTCGGGATGAACCGCGATGGCCACTGGCCGGAGGCATGAGATGGACCCACTCGAAGTTGCCTTCGCTTCGCCGGCCGACGAGGTGCTGATTCCAACCCTGGAGATCACCTGTGATGCCTGGCCGGCCCCGGTGTTGCTGACGCACGGCTACGACAATGTCACCGCCGGCACCGAGGATGGCCGAACTCTGACATTCGAGGCTGGAGGGATCGATGCCTCGTTGCCGAAGTCGGACAACACCGGGAACCAGACGATCACCTTTGCCATCGACGGCGTGACCGGAAAATCCCAGAACCTGATTCAACAGGCCGTCGATGCAGAGAAGCGGGTCCGGCTGACCATGCGGCTCTACCTCAGCACGGACCTCTCCAGACCGAAGCGTGACTACCACATGACCGTCAAGAGCGGCGTGCTGGAGGTCGATCATGCCGAAATTCAGGCCGGCTACTTCGATCTGATTGGCACCCGCTGGCCCCGCGTCGACTTCAATTCCCAGAACGCACCCTGCATCAAGTACGAAGGCTGATCCATGCTCGATCGATATCTCGCCGCCGTCTACGAGGACGGCGGACGCGAACTGCCGCGCGTCGATTGCTGGGGACTCACCCGGCTGGCGCGTCATGAGCTCTACGGCCTGCCCATGCTCTCCAGCTTCGGGGAGGTGAGACATACCAGCCCGCACCATTTCCAGCGCGCCTACCAGCGCCAGGTCCAGGCCGCCCTGGAAGAGTGCGAACCGTTCGCCGGCGCCATCGCTGCCGGCATGGATGGGGCGGTCTGCGTCCACGTCGCCCTGGTCGTGGCCAGGGAAGGGCGGCTGCAAGTACTCGAAATCAATCCAGGGTCCGGCGCCCGCCTGGTGCGCCTGCAGGACTTTCTCGAAAACTTCACCCGGGTGATCTTCTACCGTGATCGAATTCTTCGCGAACAAGCTGGATCCTGAGCCGCTGCGCCAGTACCCCGTCCGCGCGCGGATGCCAATCGACACCTGGTTGCGTGGGAACGTGGCGAGCTATCGCCGCAATCGGCGCCGCATCCGCCGGGGTGAGTTGAACCCGGTAAGCATCTCGGTCAACGGTCGGCTCGTCCACTTCAGCCGCTGGCGCGTGACCGAGATCGGACCCGACGACGAGGTCCACATCTGGAAAGAGCCGAAGGGCATCGATCCGATCTCGATCACAATTGCCGCGATCAAGAGCGCCCAGGCGCTGTTTCGGTTGTTCATGCCTCGGATCAAGATGCCGAGCACCCAGAACCCGCGCCAAGGCGACCCGCTGGAGAGCGCGCGGACCAAGGCGAACCAGGTCCGCTACGGCGACATCGTCCGGGAGGCGTTTGGCCGGAACAAGATCTACCCCGACTACATCGTCCCGCAATGCCGGCGTTTCCCCAGCGAGCGGACGGAGTGGGTCCAGATGCTGCTGGCGGTCGGGATCGGCGACTACGAGATCCACGCCAGCGACATCATGATCGGCGACACGCCGATCATCTCGCTCGGCAATAACGCCCGCTACCACGTCTACCGGCCGGGTGAGAGCGTGGCCGGCGACCCGGCTGCGGAGTGGTGGCACTCGGTTGCCGAGGTCGGCGCCACGGCGACGGGCACCGCTGGGATCGACCTCCGTACAACCACCACGGTCGACCAGTCTGCGAACGCCCAGGCGTACCAGTTCGACGGCGACCTGGTCACCGTTCCCGTCGGGGCCGGCCAGTTCCCCACTGGCTGGGCTGCCGGGATGATCGTCCGCGTCGAAGTGATGTACCAGTACAACGTCACCGCAGGCACCGGAGTGGGCGGTCGAGACACAATCTCCGGCCCGCTCGCCCAGCTCGGCGCGTTCCCAGGCATGGTTATCGAGGTCACCGGGGCGAACGAAGGCATCTACGTCGTCAACAGCTACACCGCGCCGGCAGGGTCTACGCCAGCGTCGATGACGCTCAATACCACCAGCGGTGCCCCCGTTTCTGGGTTGCAGTACGGCACGGGCTGGGCGTGTATTGGCTACCGCGGGCTCCGGTACCGGATCACCGCTGCGAGCTCCAGCCAATTGGCGCTGGACCGGTTGACCGATACCGGCTCCGACGACACTGCCTGGCCTGGATTCGACTACATCGAGAGCAATTCGGCGGTCCTGAAACTGGACGGCTCCACGCTGGAGGGAGACTGGGCCGGCCCGTTCGCAGGGAACCCGGAGGCTGAGAAAGCCACCGCGATCGAGTTCGACTACATGTTCCCGCAAGGCCTCGGAGGGGTGGACAAGAAAGGGAGGCTCTTCAATTGGCAGGTCGAGATCGAGCTTCAGTGGCGCGACATGGCCCTGGCCGGCGCATGGACCTCGTACCGAGAGACCATCAGCCGGGCGACTCTGGACCAGATCGCATTCACGCGCCGGATCAACCTGCCGTATGCAATGCGCCCTGAGGTCAGGATGCGTCGGATCGGTGCGAAATCGACCGAGACCACCATCCAGGACACCGTGCAGTGGTACGGCCTACGGACAAGGCTGGCGAGCCCGTCGTCCTACCCCGGAATGACCGTCATTTCAGTGGCGGTCGCCGGCGGCGGCCGCTTGGGTGCGCAGTCCGAGAATCGGGTCTCGGTGATCGGTACCCGGATACTCCCGACGCGCCAGAACGGCGCGTGGACGGAGCCGCGGCCTGTCCGGGATCTGGTGGCGCCGTTCTGCTACGTCGCAAAGTCCGTTGGCTACGAGGATGCAGACCTCGACCTGGTCGAGATCGATGCACTGGCCGATATCTGGGCGCAGCGAGGCGACACATTCGATCACCAGTACGAGTCGACGTCGACGGTGAAGGAAGTGCTGGGCGATATCCTCGCCGCGGGATTCTCTGAACTGACCATTGGGCGCGGGCGGCTGCGTCCGGTTCGCGATGGGCTGCGCGAGGGTGTCGATCATCTCTACACCACGCCGGCGGCGAATGGCGAGGTCTGGGCCTACTCGGCACAGAACATGAAAGGGTCGCTTTCCAGAACCTTCAGCACGCCAACCCCAGACGACAACGACGGCGTCGACGTCGAGCACATCGACGGCCGAACATTCCAGAAACAGACGGTCAAGTGCCGCCTGCCTGGCCAGTTGGGGTTGAAGCCGGAGAAGGTCAGCGCTGTCGGGGTGAGCGATGTCAATAAGGCGTATCAGAAGGGCATGCGTCGAGCGGCAGAGCAGCGCTACCGGCGGTGGAACTACTCGTTCGAGACGGAGCTCGACGCGAACAACAGCGGCTATCTCAGCCTGGCCGCTGTGTCCGACGACACGCCGGGGAGTGGCCAGAGCGCATTCCTGAAGTCGATCGCCCCTCGTGACACTGGCTTTGTATTGGAGAGCAGCGAGCCTCTGGACTGGGCTGCTATGGAAACGGCCAGGGTTGCGCTTCGCAAGCCGGATGGTCGAGTAGACGGCCCTTGGAGTGCATCGCGAATCGACGACCGCCGGATGCTTGTACCGTCACTCGGTTTCGTCCCTGACCTGTCCTGGGCGCGCGAGCCGCCGCATCTCCTGTTCGGTCGCATCCATCCAGTGCTGATAACCGGTGTGGACCCGAAGGGCCTCGAGAGCTGCTCTGTCCGCGGCGTGAACTACGACGAGAGGCTCTACGTCAACGACAACGCCACCGCGCCGCCTGAGGCGGTCTGACCGCCAACACATAACCCCCATGAAGAACCCCGCCCTGTGCGGGGTTTTTGCTTTCTAGGAGCAGCCATGCCCGTCCGTTACAACACCATGAACCCGGTCGAGCCGAATGGGTCTTCCGACTTCCGTGATCTGTCTGACAACACTGCGAACCTTGACCTTGCGATGAATGGCCAGGCCCTGACCTGGACGAATCGAATTGGGGGTGAAGAGAAGTCTTGGCGGGGCATTGTGCAGTGGATTGCCGATTGGCTCGCCGCGCAGGGATTCGAGCCAGGCTTCCTTGAGTATGTCGACGGCTCTCCGCTGATTGTTGATCGCCCGACCCAACTGATCCAGCGCGACGGGAATCTCTACAGCGTTAAGCGGCCAGCAGATTTCCCGGTCAGCCTCAGCGGGAACTGGGCCACCGACGAGAGTCTGCTGGTTGCCCAGGTCGACCGCTCGCTGCGTCAGCAGTTGAGAGCTCCGGGTGGCGCCGGAATGATGGGTTACGATCCGGCGGAAACGTACCCATCAGATACGGTTGGGTACGAACTGCAGGCTCTACGTTCTGCTCGGCGCATTGCGATCAGTTCGTTTTGGCCAGCCGGCGGAGGAGATGACGGTACTTCCGCATGCGAGGCCGCGATTGTTGCGGCTGGGGCTGGCGGAGAGGTGTTCTTTGACGTCCCTGACTTCATCATCACTCGAAAGCTAGTTCAGCTTCAGAGCCAGAAGTGGTATGGGCGCGGAGGGCAGCGAGGGACGACGATTCGCAAGGGTGCGGACATCGACATGATCGAAGTTTCTACTCTCGGCACTATTACCGACATCAACCTAGAAGGCGTGGGCGCTACGTATACAGGCAAAGGATTTGTTGTTCCGTCTGGTTTCAGCCAGAACTTGGTGCGTTGCCGCGCCGTGAATATGGGGGGGGAGCCTCTGTATTTCGCCCTTAATGCGGGGGGAGGAGCCAACGTAACGGCGTTCGAGGGATATCCACTCGATACCTCTCTCTATGCTGGTATCGCGATTGCCGGCGATACTACACCTCACCCGCGCTTTTTCCGCGGGATATGGCTAAGCGGGGCGAATTTTGCTCTTGGTCCTGGGGCGGGCAATGGCGGATCGTTGACTCAGTTCTATGTTCGAGACCTGAGATTTGATGCAACCTCCGCGTTGTTTCATATCTCCAATGGACGATGCGCAACTCTTGGTGCTACGACAACAATCAGAGGTGCTGATCACTCAATAGACGGCGTTGCCTTCGCTGGCCCTGTTGCTCTTGAATCTGCGCAAGGGATAAATATTGGTCCGTCCTGCACAGTTCCATCATTAATAGAAAACAGGTCGAATTGCCAATACAACTCGGTTTACGTTCAGCGAAGAACATATAGTCCTGTCTGGTCTCAGACTTCAGCCACACCCTCAATTGGAAATGGGACGTTGACTGGGAACTATATTCGGTGCGGTCATCAATGCTTGGTTGAAATAGAAATGATTGCCGGTTCTACAACTGTATTTGGTGATAGCGGTTCGTCATATAGGTTTTCCTTGCCATTCCCTGGTCACCTGTCATTTAACCAGCGAGGCTTCCCTGTGCGAATATATGACTCCAGCGCTGGTGCGGATTTCACGGGATGGGCCGCAATTGGTGCAGATCAGGATTACATCACGATTTCTGTCGGCTCCCAGCAGGTCAGAGCCGGGGCTCCGATGGTGTGGGCACAGGGTGATACGTTGCATTGCAGCTTTTCCTATATGACACGCTAGCGCCGTTGTGCCATGATCGCCGGTCCTCACGGCGGCGATCATGGAGAACTCGCGGTGTCATCAATGAAATACATTCCAGGGGTTGACGGACTACGGTCAATTGCTGTAATGAGCGTGCTCCTGTTCCACGCAGGATTTAGCTCTCTAGCTGGCGGATTCGTTGGCGTTGACGTCTTCTTTGTGATCAGTGGTTTCTTGATCACTCAGTTGATTTACAAGGAGGTCTCAAACACTGGAACCTTTGACTACCATAGGTTCTACTCGAGGCGCGTGAGACGCCTTTTCCCTGCGTTATTCGTAACAGTTTTAGTTAGCTTTATTTGTGCAAACCTTTTTTTCAGTCCAGAGCATTTAAGTAGATTTTCCGGAGAGGTTATTTACTCTCTATTCTCGTTGTCTAATTTTTACTTTTGGAGTGAGAGCGGTTATTTTAACACCGCGTCTGATTTCAAACCTCTTCTGCATACATGGTCTCTATCTGTAGAAGAGCAGTTTTATATATTCTGGCCAATCCTTGTCGTTTTCTTTGGAAAGAGATTTGGTTCCAAGGGAGTTGTTTCGTTCCTCTTTATTTCCGGTATTGCTAGCCTTCTAGGAAACGTTTCCTTCATTGATGGCTCTAGCGTCCTTGTTTCATGGGCTGGAAATGTTGTATCTGGGTGGTTCTCCGATGGCGCATCGACAATATTTTATCTAACGCCATTTCGCGTCTTCGAGTTTTGTCTGGGTGCTATCATTGTATTTCTTCCAAAGGTTAACTCTTCTTCTGTTCATAACTTTCTGTTCGCATCAGGCGTTGCGCTGATTGGATATTCTGTTTTTGAGTTCAATGCACTGACTCCATTCCCAACCTATAACGCCTTGATTCCATGCGTGGGGTCTGCTCTTGTAATATATTCTTCCGGCTCTTATTTTTCCAGGCTGACAATATCTACGTCGCCATTTGTATTCCTCGGGAAGATTAGTTATTCGATATACTTGGTTCATTGGCCGATTATCGTATTCTATAAGTACTATTATTCAGGGGATGTATCGCTATCTGCTAAGGTTGCCATTGTCCTAGTGTCTGTTGCGCTCGGATATCTGCTGTTCAGATTCGTTGAAACTCCATTTCGCAGCCAGAGTGGCAAGACTATATCCAGTAACGGTTTCAATTTGTCCTGCTTGATGCTTTCTTGTCTTCTTGTGGTTCCATCTGCAACCGCATGGGGAAATTCAGGCTGGACGTGGCGAGTATCCGAACCGCCAAAAGGGATTGCTGCTCAACTGGCTGATTCTAAGAAATTCCACATAGACCAGTATGGAGGAAACGGATATCAGGAGAGGGGATGGATTAGCGGGGGAGGTATTGCGGATGTGGTTGTTATTGGTGATAGCCATGCACGACAGTATGCATACGGACTAGATCAAGTCCTCGGCACGCCAGAGAAGCTCAACATTTACCTTAGCTCTGTTAGCTGCATTCTGCTTCCCGGTATGACCAGGTTGACGCCCGGAACCGATTGGGATTCGCTGTGCTCGGCAGCACTCGATGATGCGCTTGCGGCTCTGGACAGAAACCCAAAGGCGGTTCTTGTGATAGCTCAACTATGGGTTGACCAGTTAACGATAGCTGCGACAAACCCTGGGCACGTACCTGTTCCAGATAGTAAAGGCGCTGGTGGATACAGCCTGCTTATCGAGAAGATACGTGAACTCAAGGGCCGGATCGGATCGCGAAAAATGATCGTGATCGGAAATGTGCCTGGTGCTGGCTCTCCGGATATTGCCGGGTGCTACAACCGACCGAGCTTTGCGAGAGGCTACTGTCTTTCGAAAATTGGCATTCCCTATTCGGATGTTAGGTCTGTAGCGATTAACAAGGCTCTTGCCGACGTCTCAAAAATACCTGGCGTGCTCTTCATAAATCCGCATGATGTTTTCTGTCATGATGGGTTCTGCAAATCTATTGCGAACGACGCAATTTTGTACAGCGACAGTAATCATCTTTCTAAAGCTGGTTCTGAATATTTTGTGTCAAAAGAGAAGGACAATATCCTGACGCATATAAAGAGACCTCCAGAATTGTCCTTGTCAAAAGGTAGCTAGTTAGAAGCCCGCATTAAGCGGGCTTTTTTATTTCAGGAGAG